CGCAGTCGGCAGTTTTTTGTGTTCAATGCGAATATTCTCAGTAGCAAGTAGTTTTGCTAATTGAGATTTAGTTTCTGTAGTAAATGCGGTCATAATAGCCCCTGTCAACTGTATTTTTCAATTGTACTACCATTTTGTATAAAAGTCAAGCATCCTGTTGTTTTTGTGCAACATAGGTTAGTGAGTACTTACTTAGTGAAATGGAGCGGTGTCACTGCTTTGCTCAGGTAGAACAAGAGGGTATCTCATTCCGTGCTATCACCCACCGCATTGAAAGAATTATAACAGACTACCTGCCGATTTGAGGCAAATAAACATTCTTTGTTTCTTGCCACGATATGTGCGCTAGATCATCATAGAAAAGAGTTTCGGTAGATACCTTACTCTTCTTGACCAGCTGCTTGATTCTTGGTTTGGCATGCTTTGTCTTCCATATATTACTTAGTGATTCTATACTTGTATCAAACAACTTTTTCATATCTTTGCCGTCATGTTCGCCTCGGAGAAACTCACATGTCTTATCATACAATGGTGTATAGTAAATACCACGAGCATGTTCAGAACGAATCAACTCTTTAGGAATATTTAGTTTAGAATACACAAAATTCAAAGAACGATTCTTGTGATCTCTTTTATGAGGTTGACCAGAAGGTTTCTTTGCGATATACCATTCAAAATACTGTCTTGTGTAATTTGTTTTGAGCCACTCACGAATCATGTACCGAGTTTCTTTCATTGGTTCAAATGACACAGAGCCTGCCGTAAATCCCATTGGTTGCCAGTAATCAAGGTTATCATACTGAGATAGTCCACCTGCCTTTGTTTTACCATAGAGTGATGTTGTTGTTACAGAAACAAGTTTATCACCATACAGTTTTTCCCACAATTGTTGCACAGGGTCAGACAGACACAACAATGCAAGTAATTTACCACCAACATAGTTATATCCAAGTGGTTGTAATGGCACAATTGTTGAGCCAATCGCAGTATGGTTTATCATTGCACCTTGCGTCTTCAGTTCTCTTGACCAACCAATGTAATTATCTCTTGGCGTCAAATCAAGGAAGTCAGAAGAAATACAAATGACACCCAAATACTTTTTTGTAGGTTTATCTTGAACGATGAAGTTTAGATTTCTACCAATGTTAGAATTATTTTTCATAGTAGAAGAAAAAGTACGAATACAATTCCACAATTCAGGTAAATTATCCTGTTTGTTTGCATAAATCAATTCAGGTTCTAATGCAAGGTAATCATCTGGATCATTTTGTATCCAAAAGTTTGATTTGATTTCTGCAATTGCTCGGCGTTGACTTTCGTCTTTGAAAAAAACTTCTTCATCACCCCAAAGAGTCCTTACTCTTTCAGTAGGGTACTTGTCTTGTATCTCACACCACTTTTGAAACAAAGTGTACTCTTTGACATCCATTTGAGAAACATAAGTCAGTTCTTCAATGGTTCGTTGTTTCAAGGTATCAAGGTCAATGTTTTGAAATTCAATACCAGAATCTCTCCACTTTTGCCATTGTGTTTCAACATCATCTTTAGGATCAAAACTATAAGCCATTTTTTTGTTTTCTCATAATCTTTTTGATTGTCTTCACTTGTTTCTGTCTTGCCATTCTCAATGCAACAGTACCAACATGTTCAGTAAAACGAACACCATTCATATGATCAAGTTCATGTTGAAAACATTGTGCAGTGATACCAGATAGTCTGGCTCTTTTTAGTTCACCATTTTCATTCAACCATTCACCTATGATAACAGAAGGTCTTTCAATCTTCAGAAACAATCCAGGATAAGATAAACAACCTTCATTGTTTTTTTCTGATTGGCCTTCAATTTCAACTATTCTTGGATTGACACATGCCAACTGAAAGTCATCTGTGCCAATTACAAAAACTCTTTCAAATACACCGCATTGATTAGCCGAAAGACCAACACCACCATAAAGTTTCATGGTCATCTTGAGTCTTTTGATAAGGTGCGTCATCATACCTGTAGGCAATTTACCTTTGTACTCAGGTATTTTTTGCCTTAGCATTGGATGGTCTTCTGTCATCAATGGAAGAGGTTCAATTTTTTCTGATGTATTCAAACCATCAGTGGTATCAATTGTAAGAATCTCACTCATAATCTATTTCACTATTCTAGAAAAATTTTTTATTTTTTCAAAACGAATAACATTTGTAAACTTGTCTTGCAGTATATCTCCTTTGTGAGATATAACAAACAAATTTACATCTTCCAACATATGTAATAACTTCATCAACTCTTCGGTGCCATTGGTATCAAGTGAAGAATCAAATGTTTCATCAAGTATCAATAGATTGGTATTTGATGAGTTCTTCAATTTAGCCACGGCACGCCAAGTCAACATCAGAGCCATATCAATTCTCTGTTTTTCTCCTTCAGAAAAATTATGATATGAAAAGTCATCACGGTGTCTAGACTTGATTGTTTCTTTGAACGATTCGTCAAGATTGAAGTTCACAAAAAAATCAAGAGAAGCCAGATATTTATTGACGAGTTTATTGATAATTGGTAAATACTGTTTGACAATCTTTGTTTTGATGCCAGAATCTTTCAATAAACTAGATGCAGTTTCATAGTAAGTTTTTTGTTCAATTAGGTCTTTCAAATTTGTTTGCAATAGAATCAAAGAATTTTTTAGTTCTTTCAAATGTTGTTCTTCTAATTCTGAACCTACTTTTGAATTTTTTAGTTCATCAACCAATTTCTGTAAACGAGCAATCATCTTATTTGTTTCGGTAATTGCTGTGTTTGCCGTAGCAATTTCAACCTGTTTCTGATTAATGAGTTTTTGTGTCTCATTGATTGAGTTGAGTTTGTTTTGTTCTTGCAGTAATTTCTTTTCTAACTCTGAGAGACCGTGTTCACATTCAACAACTTTCGTATTGAGGGCTTCAAGCTCTTCTTCCTTAAAAGAACTGGCAATGGCTTGCCTACAGGTTGGACAATCGTTATGTGTCTGAAAGAAACTGATATCCTTTTGAAATTTGAATAAGTTGCTTTCAATTTGCGATTCAAGTTTTGTAATCTTCTTGACCTTAGTCTCTGTATCAATTTTACTCGCAACAACCAGTTGGAGTTCTTCCGTCTGGGAGGTAAGCGTTGCAACATTGCTGAGTAAGGAGGATACAGTATGGTTATGCAATTGAATTTCCGTATCATATTCTTTTACCTTGTCTTCATTGTTTTGTTTCAGTTCTTCAATGTATTTCTTTTTTAGGTCATACTTTTGTTGTATCAAATCAATTTCATGTTTTTGATCGGCAATCAAATCTTTATTACCCGATAATCTTTCTCTCACCAAACCGTTCATTGTAGAAAAGATTTGAATGTCAAGTAAGTCTTCAATGATTGTTCGTCTATCAGCTGCTGACAATTGCATGAATGGTGTAAATGATGCCGAACCAAGAATGACAATCTGCGTGAAAGACTTATAGTTCATCTTGAGAATAAATCTCTCTAAGAAGTCTTGATAGTCTCTTGAAGCCGCATCTTGATTGATCATTTCACCATTACAATAAATTTCAAACTTATTTGGTTTGATGCCACGAATAATTTTGTATGATTTGTTGTTGGTGTCAAACTCTATCTCAACAACACAATCTTTTTGATTGATTGAGTTTACAAGGTTTGGTTTGTTCACATTACGAAATGCCTTACCAAAAAGACCAAAACAAATTGCATCTAACAATGTAGACTTACCAGAACCATTTTCACCAACAATCAGTGTATTATCAAGGCTGTCAAGTTTGATTTCTGTAAAGTGATTGCCAGTGCTGAGTAGATTTTTCCATTTGATGTTACGAAATAAAATCAATCAGTCACCTCGGTATTCAATGCTTCAATGTAAAGTTCACGCATAATCGTTTTTAGTTTTTCAGATTCTACATCAAGTTCAAGATTGTCAATGTAACGATTCAGTATCGTAATCGTATCTTCAGCCTGATCAATAATATCATCATCAAGAATGATTGTATCGGTAAAATCTTCTACAATTGATAAATCAGCCACACTTGTTTTGTAAATTTTATCTATTACATGGTCAAACAAAAATGGATTCTGTTTGTTCATCACAACGACTTTGACATAGGTATTTTTCAATGAAGAAAAATCATATTTATTCCAATGTTCAAAGTCTGTATTTGCATCATCATAAATTATCTTATTGAACATGCAAAATGGATTTCTTATAAATTCAAGCTCTCTTGTTTCGGTATCAAAGATATGAAAACCTTTGGTGTCGTTGTAATCAGACCATGTCATTTCATATGGTGTACCAACATAGGTAATATTACCATCAGATGATTTGTGATGAAAATGACCAGATAACACAACATCATACTTTGAAAGAACCTTTTTGTCAAGCCCATGATCACAAAGTATACCACGATCCATTTCAAAACCGGCAATTTCAAAATGACCAAAACAAATCTGTGACTTTGATTCTTTCATTTTTTCAAAGATTTCTTTTTCATTGTCATCACAAATCCATGGTACAACATCAATCTTTACACCATCAAAGTCTTCTGTCCAAAAGTTTTTCGCAAGGAAAATATTTTCATATTCATTCAACAATAAAGATGGTGAGTTTACCTCAAGTGTGTTTTTGAAGGCTACATCATGATTGCCAACCAAAACATATAATTGAATTTCATGTTGTTTGAGTTTATCAAAGAAATACTTTCGTGCAAGGTGAAGAGAATTGAAATTGATGAACTTTCGCCTATCAAATAAATCACCCATTTGAAATACTATCTTTATGTCGTTTTCAATCAAATAAGGAAAAAACACCTCATCATAAAATTTTTGAAAGTATCTATGAAAGTCTAAT